AAATTTGAAAAAAATAAATAAAAAGCGTTGACAAGTAGTAACTTTTATGGTAATATAATCATAGGAGTTATAAAGAGGATAGTTATAAATAAGTGACAGCCGGAGAATGTCAGCCAGTGAAAGGAATAAACCTTATTGTTTGCCCCCTTCGTAATTGGTAAGAAACTTTTAAAAAAAAATATATTAAGAGTTCAATCGCTCTAAGACAATAAGGTTTAATATATAGCAGGGGTTCGCCCCTGCTTATTTTAGTATTACAAAGAATAGGAGAGAGCAAAGCATGGGATTAAAAAAAGGACAAGTGCCAAAACCATATGAAGATGGTATGCTTATAAATATGCGTGACAGAACGCCAGAAGAACGGCACGAGATAGCAATGAAAGGCGTAGAAGCAAGAAGAAAAAAGAAAGAGCGTAACATGGCTTTACAAAACTGTATGCGGCAGTTGTTGGAAATGAAAACAAACAGTGATAAGAAAAAACAGATTTTAAAAAATTTTGGTTTTACAGATGAAGAACTAACAAACCAGAGTTTACTTATGGTTGCATTATTCCAAAAAGGTTTAACAGGTGATGTTGGTGCTATAAAAGAGATAACACAGATGATGGATAAACTTGATATGTTTAAGAAAACAGGAAAGATACAGAACAATGTAACTATAAACCTTGTAACACAGGGAGAAAGCTATACGCCTACAGCGCAAGATGAAGAGGAAATCTGGAAAGCAGAAAATACAGAAGAATGGATGGAAGAAGAGGATGAAGAGTGGGGCAGTGAAATCTATGAGTAATATCCTAGATGTGTTTTCTAGGGAAAATAAGCGATTAAATTCAATAAATAGGATAAATCCTAGTATAAATAATAAAAATGGCTTAAATCGCAAATTAGGGGCATTAGAAAGCAAATCAGAATTACAGTGGATAAGCGAACATGTAAAAGAAACTAAAATTTTTATATAATATTTTAAAATAATACTTGACATATATTTTGTTATATTATATAATATATATTATAAAGGAGATAAAATGGACAGGAAATTAAATAGAATATCTCTAACAATGATTCTGGTAGGAATCGTGTTTATATTAAGTGGACAAATTTGCACAAGTATGGACAGAGTAATATATAAAGCAAAACAAAATGCAGTAAATGATTATAAACAAAGCATAAAGGACAAAGATTTTACAATACAAATACAAAATAATAGAAAAGCAAATGTAAAAGTATTAGGTTATAAACCAAACAGTAATACAAAAGAAACAATATTAGAAGCATATGGAGTTGTAAAGTTAAAACAAAACAATAATGGTTTAGAAATAATAGTAGATACAGAAAGTGGTGAATAAATGGGAACAATGAAACAAGACCAAGAAGCAATCCATGATTATGTTACTAAATATGCAATAAAGCATAATATAACATATGAACAGGCATTAGAACATAAGATAGTTCAAAATGTGATAACATGGATGAATTTAAGAAGGAGAGGACAGAAATAAATATGGGAATATTGTATGATATTCAAAAACAAGCAGAACAGTTTACACTGGAAAATAGAATGGTACAATGCACAGAAGAGATGGCAGAACTTACACAAGCGTTCTGTAAATACCAAAGAATAAAATCAAAAGATAAAACTTGTAAAACGAAAGAACCAACAGTAATGTACAGCATAACAGAAGAAATTGCAGATGTAGAAATATGTTTGGAACAAATAAAGCATCTGTTAGGTGAAGAAAAGCAAAACCAAATAGAACAAATAAAGCAAGAGAAATACAAAAGAACAGAACGAAGGTTAATACAAGAATAAACAAAAGGAAGTGAAAAGAAAAAGGATATTATATGTGCTAAAAAAGTATATAAATATATTATGGTTTACCTCTAACAAAACATAGAACAAAACAGGAAGGAGAAACAAATGCAGAAACTAAACATAGTATATAGGCAGATAAAGGACTTAAAACCCTATAAAAAGAATGCAAAGAAACATAGTAAAGAACAGGTGGAACAAATTGCAAATAGTATCAAAGAGTTTGGTTTTACACAGCCAGTAATAGTAGATAAACATAACAGTGTAGTAGCCGGACATGGTAGAATTTTAGGAGCAAAGAAAGCAGGACTAAAAAATGTACCTACTGTTTGCTTAGAAGAACTTACAGAAGAACAAATAAAAGCATATAGGTTGGTAGATAACAAACTGAACGAAAGCGAATGGGATTTTAGCTTGTTAGATGAAGAACTAGGAATACTATCAGAAGATATTGATATGCAGTTGTTTGGGTTTTGTGAAAGCGAGATAGAACAAGAAGAAGTAGAAACAAAAAAGAAAGTTGAATTTGAAATAAAAGAAAAATATGAAGTGCATATTATTTGTAAGGATGAAAAACAAATGGAACAAGTTTTTAATAAGGTAAAGGGGTATGGTCAAGAGTGCAAGTTAGTTTCAACATTATAAAAAAAACAAAAATAAATGACTCATTTAGAACTAGAAAAATAATGAGTGATTTTGATTATAAAAAAAATGAAACAATAACAAATTTGAAAGGTACAATAGAAACGCCTAAAAAGTGGAACATTGGCTGTATTGTAGGTTCTAGCGGTAGCGGTAAAAGCACGATAGCAAGAACAAAATTCGGTAAGTATTATGTTAATGGTTTTGAATATGATAACAACAGTGTTCTTGATAACATGAATGAACAATGTACAATTGAGGAAATAACAAAGATGTTTTATAGAGTCGGGTTTGGCTCTGTTCCAGAATGGTTTAAACCTTATAGATGTTTAAGCACAGGAGAAAGGATGCGTGTTGATGTTGCAAGAGCATTGTTACAAAGTGATAAAGTTGTGTATGATGAATTTACGAGCGTAGTCGATAGAACAGTTGCACATAATCTATGCATTGCATTGAACAAGTATTTGAAACAAACAAATAAACAATTTATCGCAATTAGTTGTCACAAGGATATTATAGATTATTTACAACCAGATTGGATATTTGATACTGACACTATGCAAATGGTTTTTCAATTCGCCCCAAACCAAAACAAAAGTTTACAGTTAGAGAGTGTAAAAGAGGTGAGTGGGGCAAATTTAGGAGATATCATTATCTGAATAGCGAGTTGAGCAATTATTCAAAATGTTTTGGGTTGTATAATGAACAAAATGAAATTGTTGGCTTTTGTTCTGTATTGCACCAACCTCACAACAAGATACTCAATTTAAAAAGAGTGCATAGAATTGTGATACTACCAGATTATCAAGGTATAGGGTTGGGAACAATGTTTCTAAACATAGTTGCTGAATACATAACTAAACAAGGAAATGAGTTTAGCATTGTTACAAGTGCAAAGAACATGATAGGAGCATTATATAAAAGTGATAAATGGTTTTGCACAGGGTACAAAAAAAGCAATCCAAACAAGAACAGTATTCAAGACAATGAAACTTGTAGAACAGATTGTTTGTGTGGCAGATTTATGTATAAAACAAATAGATATATTTAATTAGCACGTTGAAATATACGTGCTTATTTTTATATAATAAATTATAAATAAAATACTTACATTATAAAAGAACATATGTTATAATATAAACATAAAGAACAAGTGAACACAGTTAAGAAAGGGGCAAACAAAATGACAGTTGTAGAAATGGTATTAAGAACAATGAATTATGGAGAAACAAGAACACATTATAAAAAAGGCAATTCCAATTATTTTCTTAGAAATGATAAAGAAACATATTTTCTTGAGAAGATTACAAAAGGTTGTTCTTCTGTAGTATGTTGTGGAAGTGAAGCAGAAATTGAAATGTATGTTAAGCAAAATAAATTAAAAATGTTTCAGTTATTACATAAATAGTTGTTGACATACTTATAAAAGTATAGTATAATAAAGACAAGTTAAGAGAGAACAAATAAAACAAATGTGAAGGAGAAAGAACAATGAATAGAACAGAAGCAATTAAAAAAGTATGGGATTTAGTAACAAACGATAAAATCAGAGAAGCAGAAGAAGTTGCAATAAAGTATGATGTATTCATGGAGTTTGGAGATAACTATATTGCAGTTGAAGATGATGTATTTTATTTTTAAAAAGCAGGTTATGGTAAACATTTGACAGGTGTTAAAGTCGTTAAAACACAAATAAAATATGGTACATAGTGGTGAATAAAGTAGCCATCAAACAATGCCCTATAGTGTAAAGGTTAGCACACAAGAATTTGACTCTTGTAATATTGGTTCGATTCCAGTTAGGGTAGCTGTGCATGAATAATGCACACAAGATATATAGTTCTTCATTGATTAGTGCGGTTGAGTAGTAATGCATCTGCGAAAAGCCGCAAAAGGGTCATTAGTTCAGTTGGTTAGAACATTCGTCTCATAAGCGAATGGTCGTAGGTTCGAGTCCTACATGACCCATTTAGGCATAAGCATATAGAAAACAAATAAACCAATATGGAGGGAAAAGAAATGGAAGAAAGACAATTAACAGAAGTAATTGAAACAATGGAAAAGAAACAGGATACATTACTAGAAAGTATGTCAGTTATTTTGAATTATCTGCTATCTGAAACTGTTCATAAAGAACCAAAAGATGAAAACGAAGAAAAAGAGAGACAAAGCAAGATGCAAGTGTTATTGATTTATAGAGATGAATGTATGGAGCTGGTTCATGGTGAGAAATACAAAAAGCATATGAATGAAGCAAATAAAGAAATTGTAGGAGATATATTAAAAGATATCTTAGAAAATATTTTAAAATAATCATTGCATAACAAAAATAAATATGGTATAGTAATTATAAGCAAGGTGTAGTAAATAAACAGCTATGTCTTGCTTATAGTTGTATAAAAGGAGAGGAAACAAATGTCAGAACTGAACATTGATGTTTCTAATCGTTTTGCAAATTTTTTGACAGACTGGGAATATGAACAATATCTATTGTTTGGTGGGTATGGTTCTGGAAAGTCTTATCATGTAGCGTTAAAGATTATACTTAAATTGATGGAAGAGAAAAGAACAGCACTTGTAGTACGACAGGTAAAAGATACAATCCGTGAAAGCTGTTTTGCATTATTCAAAGAAATCCTAACAGGGTTAGGGATATTATCTTCCAGAGAAGCACGATACACAAGTAGTACAAATGGTGAAGTTATAGCAATAGCAAGTCCTATGGAAATACGTTTTCCGAATGGTAGCAGGATAATATTCAAAGGGTTGGACAATGTAGAAAAGATTAAGTCTGTACATGGTGTAAGTATTGTATGGATGGAAGAATGTAGTGAGATAACATTTGCGGCATACACAGAGCTTCTAGGGCGTGTACGTGAACCGAATAAAACACTACACTTTATAATGACAACAAACCCTATCGGAAAAGAGAATTGGGTGTATGATACATTTTTTGTACATACAGATGAAAAGGGAAAAGAACATATAATACAAAGTGAAAAAGATGTATACAAAAAGCGTACACTTGTAAATAAAAAGAATGGTGTGTATTATCATCATAGTTTGCCGGACGATAATCCATTTTTGCCAGATAGTTATATAAAACGTTTGGATAGCCTAAAGAATAGTGATATGCATTTATGGCTTGTCGCAAGATGGGGAAGGTTTGGAGCAAGTGGTTTGAGAGTGTTACCAAAATTTACAGTTGCAAAGAACGCAAAAGAGTTTACAAATGCAGTAAACAGTATATCATCACATTACCACTTCTTTGGTTTAGACTTTGGTTTTGAAACAAGTTATAATGCGCTAATGAGTTGTGCTGTAGATGATACAAACAAGATATTATATATCTATGATGAAGTATACAGAAACCACATAACAGACAACAATTTTATAAAGCTTGACAGTGTACAAAAAGTAAAAGAAAGAGCAGAAAGATGTGAACAACCTATATTCGCAGATTCAGCAGAGCCTAAATCTATACAGTATTACAGACAAGAAGGATTTACAATGTATGGTTGTAAAAAATATGCAGGAAGTAAGTTACAAAATGTGAAGAAGATAAAAAGGTTCAACAAAATCGTATGTTCCCCAAAATGTAAAAACACAATAAGGGAATTAAAAGATTTAACATATGCTAAGGATAAGCAAGGCAATATTATTTATGATGAATTTAACATTGATGCACACACGTTTATATGTAAGATATCAGGCGTGTATAAAGTGATGGAAAAACGGGAAAAGCTGAGATGCCAACCCGAGCGGAAGTTATATTATGTATGGTGATATAACACGCACAACGCATAGGAACTGACGAAAGAATAATGTTCCCAAGAGCCATTACAATTTTTATGAAAGGAGTGCCAGTGATGTATAAAAGAATAAGAGTGAATACATTAGCACCAGAATACGAAAAAGTTTTAGATATTTATGAAATAGACAAGTATGGAAATGTCTATGGCAATAATGGAATGGAATTAGTACAAAGTTTTAATAGCAGTGGGTATAAACAGGTATCTTTAAAATTACAAAGTGAAAGAAGATGGAAAAAATGTTTTGTGCATAGACTTGTATGTTATGCTTTTGTCAAAGGGCATACAAAAGAGAAAAATGAGGTTGACCATTTAGATGGAAACAAATTGAATAATAGATGGAATAATTTAAGATGGTGTACACATACAGAGAATATGAAAAATCCGAATACCGTTTTAAAGATGTGGGATTCAAACAGTTATGGAAAATGTTATGTGTATGACTTTAGATTAAATTTTATAGGTGTGTATACGAATATGAAAGAAGCACAAGAAAAACTGCATAGAACATTTAGAGGGTTAAATACAAGATGTAAGGAATATTATTTATTACAAGACACAAACCTAGAGAGAATTTTAAAAATAAATAAAAAAAGCGTATATCATTCCATAGTTATTACTGATATTGAAACACACGAAAAATATTATTTTTATTCTAAAACAGAAGCCGCCAAGTTTTTTAATAATAAAGTAAATATAACACAGGCTATACAAAAGAATTGGACAATAAGAGGAAAATATAAAGTTCGTATTCTGAACTATAAAAAGTTAATAGGTATGCTAGACTTATAGGAAGTCAACTATAAGAGGGTTTGGATAAAAAGCTAAGCCGGGTGATACGAGATGGTATTGCATATGCATTGAACAATTATACAGTAGCCGATTTAAAGGATTATAAAGCAAATACAAAGGTAGGGTAGGGAATTATAAACCTATTAAAAGAAATCGCCTTAAAACTGCAAATAGAAGCTTAGAGAGGTATAAGAGATATGTTTAAATATTGGAAAGAGTGCAAGAGAATACGTGAAACAATAAGAATGTTAAAAGAAATGCAGGAGCAGAACGTAACAGATGATTATAGTTGTGGGTTACACAATGGGCTAGAACTAGCACTTGCAGTTGTAGAGGATAGAAAACCAGAGTTTCAAACATATGAAACAGAACCAGTAAATATTGAAACAAAAGAAGAACAAGAAACAGGAAGAACAATAGCAAGTGGAATAAGAAGGAGGTAACAAAAAATGCGTAATTTACATTTCAATGTAAATGGACAAAAACTAGATAAAGATAAAACAACAGATTTAAGTTATATTATCCGTGGAACAGATAATTACCTATGCCTTGTTATTAAATTCGATGAAGAATGGAAGAACACAGCAAAGGTTGTGAGCTTATATGATTCAGACAACAATGAAACAAATATTATAGCAAATAATGGTATTGTAGTAGTTCCAAAAAAAGTAACAAGAGGAAGTATCTTTTCTTTTAAGGTTACTGGAAAGAATGGTGAAAAGGAATTAACAACAAATAGATATTACATAAATCAGAGGTAGGTGAATAAAATGCCGACAGTTGAAGAATTACTTGCAGTAGCAGAATCAGATATGGATGCAAAACAAACAGAACAATATCCAGTAGAAGTTTTAAACATAGATGCAAAAACAAGAGAGATACAGATACCAGATGGGGAATTATTATTTGGTGTTGAAAGAGATGAAAAAGCAGAAAGAAAGAAACGGTCTGACAGATGATTTAAAGAATAAGATTGATATTTTCTTCGCAACGGGTAGGATTATAGAGGAACAGTATAATGAACTGATGAATGAAACAAAGAAATAATAAAATATTGGAGGTCTTATGATGTGACAACAGCAGAAATGATTGGTATAGTTGTTTTAGGGTTGAGTTCTTTAATCGGTATATTTACAGCAGTATATAGACCATTGAATGAAAACACAAAAGCAATGACAGAGTTAACATTAAAAGTGGGGCAACTTGCAAAAGAAATAAAAGATCAGAATGATAAATTAGAGAAGCAGAATAGAGAAATTGAAGAGTATAAAGAACACGTTAAGAAAGGGCAAAGAGAACAATGGGAAGTATTAGACAGGCATGAATTAGAAATTGTGCAAGTGAAAAATGACTTAAAATTATGTAAGATTCAAAATGGAAATGGAGGAAAAAATAATGTTTAGAAATTGTGTATTTAAGCCGAATGTGAACACTATAAAGTGGTGTAGGGCAACAGGAATAAGAGCTATTAAAACAATGGCACAAACGGCTGTAGGCGTAATTGGTGCAGGGACAGTAATTAGTTCTGTAGATTGGAAGATGGTGCTATCAGCAAGTGTAGTAGCTGGCGTTGTAAGTGTTCTTACGTCTATTGCGGGGATTCCAGAAGTTGAAGCAAAGGCAAAGGAATAGCTATCTGAATAATTAAAATGTCTTAAATAGGCATATAAGGAGGTCTAAAGGCAAATGAACATCATACGTGATTTAACAAAAGTTAATTTTGAAAATGGTGGAAATACAAAAAGATACATTGTGATTCATTATACAGGTAACTATACAGATACGGCTAAAAATAATGCGAACTATTTCCGTGATGTATATAGAGGAGGTAGCGCACATTATTTTGTGGATGAAAAAGACATTTACCAGTGTGTAGAAGATAACAATATTTCATGGGGTGTTGGTGTAAATTATGGTAGTAACAACCTTTTTGGAAAAGTAACAAATTATAATTGTATTAACATAGAAATGTGTAGTACTAATGGAGTGATTGCAGAAGCAACTTACAAGAATACAGTAGAACTTACAAAGTATCTTATGAACAAATATAACATTCCAGCAAGTAATGTAGTACGTCATTGGGATGTATGTACAAAACAGTGTCCCGGATGGAATGGCTGGGGTACTGGTGGAAATGATGCTAGTATCTGGAATACATTCAAAAAAGACATTATAAATGGTATAGTAAGTAGCATTAAAGTAAATCACAGTGTAGAAACAAATACGTCACGTAACAAAAGTCTAGGACAGGTAAATGTTACATATGCAGTTCAAACAAATGGTAACAAATGGTGGGAATTTATAACAAACAAAAATGATGTAAATTGCAATGGTTTTGCAGGTGCAGGAGATGGAGTACCCATAACGGGTATCGCAATAAAAGTAGATAAAGGTTCTGTTAAATACAGAGTGCATATCCTAGGTGTTGGATGGTTGCCATATGTTACGGGATGCAATATAAATGATTTCAATAATGGATATGCAGGGGACGGCAGAACAATAGATGCAGTAGAGGTATATTATATAACGCCAGATGGATATGAATACCAACAGGCACGCTATAGAGTTTCTCCGATAGCAAGTAAAGCATATTACAGTGAACAGATAGACAACTTTACAAGTGGTGGTATGGATGGATATGCAGGAGAATTTGGGATAGCAATAGATAAGTTCCAGTTATACATTCAGTAGCGTTTATTTAAGGCGTATAAGCATTTTTATTAGTGGGGTGGTAGAAATACCGCCCTATTATTATAAACAGCCTTAAATCGTTAAATAGAAGCTTATAAAGGTATAAAGAAAATAAATAAAAAGAATATTATATATATTGACAAACATAAAATAACAATATATAATAATATTAACAACAAAAGAAAGGAGTATAACAGTGAAAGGTAAACAATATGGAGTAGAAGTAACTACAGCATTATGTAATTTTCCTTATTTTGTTTTAAGAAATGAGATAAAAACAGGATATAACATATATACAAGAGAATTGTTACAAATACAACAGAATTATATAGATTATAAAGAAGGTGCTAAATTTTATACAGAAGGCAGTGCCGGAGATTATGTTCCATCAAACATTAAATTCAAGATTGCGAAAACGTTGATAGATAAAGAAGCGAGATTTATGTTTTCACAAACACCAGATTTCTATGTGCAACCAATTGATGTAACAGAACAAGCAAATGCAGAAGCACAAGAATACCAAAAGTTAGTTGATAAGGTTTTAAATAATAAAAACAATAATTTTGCAAGAGCGTTATTACAGAGTGCAAAAGATTGTTTTATCGGTAAACGTGTTGCGTGTTTAGTTGATTTTTCGGAAGAAGATGGTATACAAACACATTTTTATAACAGCTTGCAATTCTATTATGAAACAGAATATGGTTCTGATAGATTAACAAAATTTATAAGTTTTGAAAATGTGAGTGAAAGCAAGACAACCAGTGAAAGGTTGTACCTTGTAAACAGGTATGAAGAAAGAGAAAATGCAATATATATGAGTTCTATACTATACAATGGTTCTGGTAAACCAGTAGAGGAACTTATTGCAGAAACAAAAACAGAATTAGAGTATATTCCGGCAATTGTTATTTTTAACGATGGAACATTGCAAGATAAACGTGGTGTGTCTGAAATGGAAAGTCTAGCATATTATGAGGAAGGATATAGCAGATTAAGCAATGGAGACATTGACAGTGAAAGAAAAGGTATGAACCCTATTCGATATACTGTAGATATGAGTCCAAGTACGACAAAAAATCTTCCAAGTGGTGCAGGTGCTTACTGGGATTTACAAACAAATCAAAATATTGATAACAAGTCACCGATGGTTGGAACATTAGCACCACAAATGAACCATACAGAAGCAGTAAAAGAAACGCTAACAAGAATTAAAACAGCTATGTATAACGAAGTGGATGTTCCAAACATAAGCGAAGAAACAATGGCAGGAACAATAACAAGTGGTAAAGCATTAAAAGCATTGTATTATCCGTTACAAGTTAGATGTGATGAAAAGATGAAAGCATGGTGTCCTGCATTAGAGTTTATTGTTGAAACAATATTAGACCTTGCTAAATTGAATAAAGATACCGTTTCGACATTGTATGTTATTCCAACACTTTCAGAAATACAGTATAATATACAGGTGGTAGAAAATTATGCATTGATGGAAGATGAAGAAACAGAAAAAGACTCAGACCTTGCTGAGATAGCTGCAAATGCACGAAGCAGAAAGTCTTACATTAAAAAATGGCGTAAAGAAGAGTTTAAAACAGATGAACAGATTGATAAGGAACTTATGCAGATTGCAGTTGAGTTGAATATGTTCGATAGTATGAGTATGAATACACAAGTACAAAGTGAATTGGATAAACAAACAACAGAAGGCGAAGTGCAAAACAATATTGATGATATAGAAACGCAAACAAAGTTGGGTGAATAGAATGGCACAGAAGTTTAGGCTAAAAAATGCCGAGGAAGTAAGAAACACAACTACAATGCAAATGCAAAGAGAGATACAAAAAATGTATAGGCAGTTATACAAAGATGTTTCTAAAAGAGTTGCAAACATGAATGATACAAATTACCAGAAACAAAATCTTATAATCTTAAAACGTGATATTAAACAAAGAATAGAACAATTAAACAGAGATATAAAAGGTGGAGTTATAAGAAACATGACAACAGTGTGTAATGAAGTAGTTGTTGATATCCGTGATTTTTTAAAACAGTGTGGTTTTAAAGATTCTGATATACATAATGCATTTCAGTATGTTCCAGATATGGTTGTAAGGAATATCGTTAATGGTAATATATATCAAGATGATTGGAGTCTTAGTGCCGCCATATGGGGATATAACAAAAAAACACAAGACAGTTTGGACAGAATAATATCTATTGGAACGGCACAAGGTAAAAGCGCATTTGAAGTAGCAAAAGAGCTTGAAAGTTATGTAACACCGAACGCACAAAAGAAAAGCAGAACAATACAGAGTTGGAGAATAGCAAGACAAAGTGATGTTGATTCAGGAAGAGCGCAATATGTTGGAGAAAAGATAAAAGATACATTTTACTTTGGAAAAGTTGACTACAATGCACAGCGTTTAGCAAGAACAATGATAAGTCATGCATACCAACAAAGCTTTGAAAATGTGAACAGAAATGACCCTTTTGTTGTTGGCTATAGATGGCTTACAAGCAACTTTCATGGTCGTGTGTGTGATATATGCAGAGAAAGAGCAGAAACAGACCAATATGGACTCGGTGAAGGAGTATTTCCTAAAGATGCATTACCATTAGACCATCCGAATGGAATGTGTACATTTGAAGCAGTAATGCCGGATGATATGAAAACAATTGCGCAAAAGATTGGAATGTGGTATAATAGTCCCACAGGGACTTATCCAGACATAGATAGATATGTTTTGGATTTTATACAGTAGAAAGGAATATGAGAACAGTTATGGAGATTAAAAGAGTATGTAAAAAGTGTGGAGAGGTATATGAGATTTATTCTAGCAACCTTATTAGAAAGGACGTACACGATGAATATGGTAATTTTTACAAACTTATGTATTGTGATTGCGTAAGATGCCATACAAGGGATTTTGTACAGATAGATGATAAAAATACTCTTAAAGAATTTAAACGTCTTAAAAAGCTAATTATCGAGGTTGCAAAGAAGAATGTAAAAGGGCAGACTGTATCCCCAAAAGATATTAAGAAAAAAGATAGACTTATGAAGAAGATTAGAGAAGATAGAGAGAAATTAAAAGAGGTTTGTGCAGGAAAAAAATATTTTGATGAAAATGAAAAAATTGTTACAGAGTGCTTGACATTTGAAAAGGTTGGTGATATAATTGAAAGTAACTTGTGATAAGTGCCACAAGGAATTTGATTTAACGCTAAAACAGGAACAAAAGATTGTAGGCAATACAGAAGTAACAAAGACATTTATAGAATGTCCGTTTTGCAATGAGAAGTTCGGTGCTTATTATGATACACAAAGTACAATTGTGTTAAAAAAGCAAATACGAAAACATATTGCAAAGTTACAAGCTATAAGAGACGAACACCAATACAAAAGGGAAATGAAAGCAGTAGAGAAGAAGCAAAAACGATTAGAAAGAGAAACAAGAATACTTGAAACAAAGTATAGTAAAGAGTTTTAGAAAGGGACAAAAAATGGAAGAAACAAATACTAATGTAAACACAAATGGAGATAATGCAACAAATACAAATGGAGATGGAAACCAGAACACACAGCAAAATGCAAATACTAATTCACAGAACACAAATACAAATGCGGTTGACACTGAGAAAGTAAAGAATGATGCAATTGCAGAGTATTTGAAAGAATTAGGCGTTGAAGATGGTGATACCCTTAAAGGCATTGTTACAAAAGCAAAAGAAGAGGAAGAAAAAAATAAAACGGATTTACAGAAATCTAATGACACTCTTACAGCTACAACAAAAGAGCTTGTCGCAGAACGTGAAGCCCGTATCATTGCGGAAGCAAAGTTATCTGCAATCCAGTTAGGTGCAAAATCAGAGCTTGTAGATGATTTAGTTATTATTGCAAAAGCGAAGGCAACAAAGGATAAAGATATCAACGTTATTATTGCAGAAATTAAAGACAGCACAAGTGGAAAGGTTTATTTTTCAGATGAAGATGAAGAAGAAAAGCAAAAAGGAACAGTAACAAGAAAAAGAGTAAACAAAAAGCAGGAAACAAACATTGATGATAATAAGAACACAGACAATCAGAAAAACAAGAACAAAGGAACAATGGCAGAAAGATTACTTGCAAATAGAGTAAAAACAAAAAGTCATTATTTCAGTAAATAATATTAAGGAGGAAAACAAATGTTTAACAATACAGGAATTATGAAAGAAACATATGGAAACAAAAATCAGATTCTTTTTGCAGTAGAGCATCAAGTATCTATGGGAATTGTAGTAGATACTACTTGTGGTGTTGCAGAGAATGGAAGAAAAATTGCGAAAGCAGGAACACCAGTAACAGGAAATCTTGATGAAAGAACAACAGCATTTACGCCAGCCGTTACATCAGAAGCTTCAAATGCAGTTGGTATTCTTTTACATGATGTTGATGTAACAGACGATGATAACAACGGAACAGTTCTTTTATTTGGATTTGTTAATACAAACCGAATTGATGAAACAACAAAAGCAAAAATCACAGCAGAAGTAAAAGCCGCACTTCCAATGATTAAGTTTGTGGCTTGTTAATAACATATAAGGAGGAATAAACAGACATGACTATTTATGATTTAATTCTCAGCGAAGAAATAGTAACATATTGGGAACTTTTACAGCAAGATAGAGAACCATATATGGGGGAAGAACTTTTCCCGGATGATAAAAAGCTCGGACTTGACCTTAAATGGTTAAAGGGTTCTAATGGACTTCCGGTAGTTTTGAAACCAAGTGCATATGATGTAGCGGCTATTCCGAGAGCCAGAATTGGTTTTGAAAAGCTTAGTGCAGAAATGCCATTTTTCAAAGAATCATTGTACATTGATGAAGAATTAAGACAGGAACTTAACAAGGTTATCGAAAGCGGAAATCAGGCTTACATTGATGCAATTGTAAATAGAATTTTTGCAGACGAAACACAACTTCTTGAGGGTGCGGCGGCACAGAGAGAGCGTATGCGTATGATGGCACTTACCACAGGTACTATTGTTATGGAAGGTAATGGACAGGCATATGAATATGATTATCAGATGCCAGAATCGCACAAAGTAACAGTTAAGAAGTCATGGAGTGACCCAACAGCAACGATTATGAATGATATCAGAGAGGGTATCAATAAAATCGTAGAAGATACCGGAGTTACACCAGAAAGAGCAGTTTGCAATTCAAAAGTATTTGCAAATTTCAGAAACAATACAGAAATTAAAAAATCTATTCTTACACTTACCGATGGCGTTGGATTTGTTTCAGACCAGAAAATCAAACAGTACATTTCTGATGAACTCGGACTTGAGATTGCGATTAATGATAAACGATATAAAGATGAAGATGGAACAGCACAGAAGTATATTCCTGATGATGTGTTTGTGATGTTCCCATCTGGAAAACTTGGTAATACATGGTTTGGAACAACACCAGAAGAATCTGACCTTATGGCGGGAAATGTTGCAAATGTAAACATTACTGATACTGGTGTTGCTGTTACGACCATTAAAGTTCCAGACCCAGTTACCGTAGAAACAAAAGTGACAATGATTTGTTTGCCAGATTTCCCAACAGCAGACCAAGTGTATATTATTGATACAACAGTTTAGGAGGAAAAAATATGGCATTTGTAGAAGCAGTAAAAAACAGACACTATATTAAAGTTTCTAAAAGTGCTTATGACAGCATTTTTAAGAAAAAAGGATATAGACTTGTAGACGAAGCAAAGAAAACAAAAGAAGAAGTTGTTGATGATTTTGTCGAAGAAGCAGAACATGAAGTTGTAGAAACAGAAGTTCCTGTTTCAGAGATGAATAAAGAACAGCTTATGAAGTATGCAGAAGAACATAACATTGATACCTCTTCTGCAAAGAATGTAAGAGAAGCAAGACAGATTATTCAAAACGCCATTAGAGAACAGAATATGTAATTATCGGAGGTGCTAACATGGACAACCTTGAAAAGTTAAAATTTAACTTACGTGAAGAACAAACACCGTATTTTACAGATGAAGAACTTCTCTATTTGTTGGAAAAAAATAATGGGAATGTGAATAGAGCAAGCTATGAAGGACTGATATTAAAAGCAGAAACTACAGGCTTGAATGTAAGTGGACTTACCACAAAAGACAGTTCCAGTTATTTTAAAATGTTGGCATCTCGATATATTGAAACAAATAGTGGGGTGCTGATATGAGAAGCGGAAAGCTCTTTACAGAGCTTTACAAAGTAAAAAGAGAGATTCAGATGCATGGTGAAGAATATACCGTGTACAAGCAGAAAACAGACAAATATGGAGAAACCACTAATGATATTGAAGAGATTCAAAAGTTTAGTGGTTTATTCCACATTACAAAGGGATACACAACACAAACAGTAAGTGATGGAACAAAAGTAAGAGCAAAGTCACAACCGATGTTAATGGTATGTATGGAAGATTCAGAACAAATTGAAAATGGAATGTTTGTTATGATAAATGATAACAGATATAATATCGTAGATAAGAACAATATACAAGAGTATAACATGGTTGTAGATTTATCTTTGGAGTTGGTACAAGATGGCGGGAATTAGATTAGATGCTTCAAAGCTTTTAGCGAATTTACAGAGTGCAGAAACAAAGTCGCAAATTGCTATTAAAATGTTTGCAAATGAAGGTGCAAAGAAATTTCAAAATTATGCAAAGCAAAATAGACCATGGACAGATAGAACAGGTCATGCAAGGCAAAGGCTCACAGGATGGGTTGAAACGTTGAGCAATAAAACAAGAGTCTATATAGGTCATGGCGTTGATTATGGAGTATATTTGGAATTGTGCCATGAAAAAAGATATGCAATACTACAAAAGACTGTAAATGCGAAAAGTAAAGAAGTATTAGAAGGATACAAGGAGTTGCTAAAGTATTTAAGACCATGAGTATATTAAAACAAATATATGATACAATTGCGGAAGATGGAACAGAAACATTTTTTCCGACACAGCACAGTGAAGAATGTACAAAAGAATATGTGGTTATTAAATTGGAAGATATAACAGTTCCGTTAACTGTATCCAGTGAAAGACCATTATATACCATAATGTGTTATGTTCCGCAAAATAATTATAGCAGGCTTGAAAGTCTAATATATGAAACAAAACAAAAGTTAAAAAAAATGTATCCAACAATAATGTATGTAGGAAATGAAACAGCAAGCTTTTATGATTCTGATGTAAAAGGACATATGAAGAGTTTCCAATATGCAGGATGCAGAAAGATAGAACAATATTGAAAGGAGAATAAATAATGCCTAGAACAAAAAAGAAAGCTGTAGGTATTCCTACTATAGACGTTGCACTTGTTGTAGTAAGAACTGGCACAGAAGATAGTGGAATGGAGATTGCAGTTGATACGGCTAATAAGATTGCAGTAGAACCACAAACAGATACAGTGGATGCTATTAAGCTTGTAAAACTCGGAAAGTTATTAGCGCAGAAACCAAGTACGACAACAATTACCGGGCATCAAATTACATTAACAGATAATGTATTTATTCCAGAGCTTGTAAAGATTTTTCAAGGTGGAACAGTAGAGGGAAGTGGAACAACACTTAAATATACACCACCAGTTGCAGGCAGTGCAGATAAAGGAGAAGTATTTGAGCTTGATTGTTATTCAGCGGTGTATGATGCATCTGGACAAATTACAATGTATGAAAAGATAACATATCCGAATTGCCAAGGAACACCAGTTACAATAAATACAGAGGATGATGTATTTAGAGTTCCAGAATATACAATCAATAGCGCACCGAAAACAGGTCAAGCACCGTATAATATACAATATGTAGAACAGTTACCTAACTTGATAGAGTTTACCGTAGAACAACAAAGTATGGAAACAGATGAAAGTGGCATTGCAGTTGTAGACAACGGTTAATTAACAACAATGTAGATAAAAACAAGGAGAATATAACATGGCAGTAAAAAAGAGAGAAGTAAACGTAACAAGTATTGAAGATTTAAAAAATTATGCAAATGGAACAGTTGTGGAGATACCGCCTTTTGCAGAAGGGCAACCGCTTATTGCAAGATTAAAACGTCCGTCTATCTTAGGAATGGCGAAACAAGGAAAGATTCCTAACTCATTACTTGTAAAAGCAAATGAGCTGTTTTTGCAAAATGGTGCAGGACTTGATGCAGAGGAAGAAGATACAATGAAACAATTGTATGATGTATTAGACCTTATCGCAAAAGAAACGCTTGTAGAACCAACATATGAAGAAATTAAAAGTGTAGGTTTAGAGCTTACAGATGAACAAATGATGTTCTTATTTAATTATTCTCAACAGGGGGTAAAAGCATTAGAATCCTTTCGTACAGAGTAAAAAGATAGAGAGTATACTGTCCATGTCAAAGCTGTATAATTGTCTGCCTAGTGATATTATGGGTATAGAGGACATTTATACAGCTTTTTGTTTTAACGAAGCATGTGCAGAAATAATGTTACGTTTACAGAATGAAGAGAAACCGATATATAGAGAACAAAGAGAAGAAGAACAAGAAGAATATAGTAATTTTACGGAATTTTATAAAAAATTTGGAGGTAAATAAACATGGCAATAAATATGGGTTCTGCTATAGCTTACCTCGAATTAGATACCTCTAAATTCTCTAAAGGTTTTACGAGCGCCTATAATGATTTAAAGGTATTTGGAGATAAAAGCGCAACAGCAGGACAAAAATTTAAAGGATTTTCAAGTGCCCTAAATACCGTTGGAAGTGGACTAGCAAAAGGCGTAACATTACCATTATTAGGTGTTGGAACAGCGGCTGTAAAAGTAGCAAGCTCATTTGATAGTGCAATGTCAGAAGTAAAAGCAATAAGTGGAGCGACAGGAACACAATTTACACAATTAAGAGATAAAGCAATAGAAATGGGTGCTAAAACAAAATTTAGCGCAACAGAAAGCGCAGAAGCTTTCAAATACATGGCAATGGCAGGTTGGGATACAAATGATATGTTGAATAGTATTTCTGGTGTTATGAACCTTGCCGCCGCAAGTGGTGAAGATTTAGGCACTGTATCTGATATCGTAACAGATGCAATGACAGCATTTGGACTCGCCGCTGATGGAACAACAAAAGTTTTAAAAAATGGATACAACGTAGAAGTAAGTAATGCAGAACACTTTTCTGATGTTTTAGCAGAAGCAAGCTCACGAAGTAATACAAATGTTTCGTTGATGGGCGCTACATTCAAATATGTTGCACCAATAGCAGGTGCAATGGGTTATAGTATAGAAGATACAGCTGTTGCAATAGGTTTAATGGCAAACGCAGGTATTAAAGGCGAACAGGCAGGAACAGCATTGAGAAGTACAATAACAAGGCTTGTAAAACCTACAAAAGAGTCTGGAACAGCAATGGACGCATTAGGCATAAGTGTTACAAATTCTGATGGTTCTATGAAAAGTTTAGACGATGTATTAAGGCAAGTTAGAAGTTCTATGTCTGGATTAACAGAAGACCAAAAAGCTAGTTATGCGGCTATGTTAGCAGGGCAGGAAGGAATGTCAGGGTTACTTGCGATAGTTAATGCGAGTGATGAAGATTATCAAAAGCTTTCAGAAAGCATACAGAATTGTACTGGTGCATCACAAGAAATGGCAGATACAATGCAGGATAATTTGGGCGGTGCAGTAACATTATTAAAAAGTGCGTTGGAAAGTGCAGGAATAACAATAGGAGAGCGATTAACACCATACATAAGAGAGTTGGCAGAATGGATAACAGGACTTGTGGAGAAGTTCAACAATTTGTCGGCAGAACAACAAGACCAGATTGTAAAGTGGGGATTGATATTTGCCGCAGTTGGTCCAATTTTATTAGTTATGTCAAGATTGATAGGTGTTGTTTCTGGCGTTATGGGAGCATTTACTGGATTGAAAGGAATGTTGTTTGGTTATGACAAGATAATGAAGAGAGGAAATTTCGTTTTGGGAGAAACGGTGGAATATGTTAAACATATCCCCGGATTATTGGAAACGACGGGAACTTCATTTATGGCATTAATAGCACCAATATTGGCAGTTGTTGCAGTTGTGGCAATACTTGTAGGTGCATTTGTTACGTTGTGGAAAACAAACGAAGAGTTCAGAGACAACATGGTTGGAATTTGGAACAGCATCAAGGAATCTATCAACAATTTCTTTGATGGAGTTGTGGAGAGAATCAATGCACTCGGTTTTGATTTTGAGAACATAACGGAAGTAATTAAAACAGTGTGGTTTGCTTTGTGTGATGTTCTTGCTCCTGTGTTTGAAGGTGCTTTTAACACAATTGCAATTGTTTTAGATGGGGTATTCAACCATATATTGTCTGTGATGGACTTTTTCATTGGATTGTTTACAGGAAATTGGGAACAGTTAGTGGAAGGAGTAAAAGGGGTTGTTTCTGGAATCGTTGAAACATTCGCAAACCTCGGAAGTAACATTTTGGGTGTGATTGGAGACATTGGAGCAGAGATACTGAACAAACTTGGATTTGAAAAGGCGGCAGAAGGATTCCAGAACTTTTTCGATACATTGTCTGATTTGTTCGGGCAGATACCAGAATTGTTATCCAGTGCAATAGAATGGGCTACGACAGCGATACCAGAGTTTATAAACAGTGTTATAACGTTCTTTCAAGAATTGCCTAGTAAGGTATGGGAGTGGCTTGTAAACACATATAACAAGGTAACTGAATGGGGTTCTAATATGATACAAAAGGGAATAGAAGTTGGAAGTAACTTTTTACAAACAGTTGGAGAGTTTTTTTTACAGTTACCCGGTAGAATATGGGATTTTCTTGCACAAACATTTCAAAAAGTTGTTGCATGGGGTTCGCAAATGGTAGCAAATGGACGTGCCGCCATTACCGGTTTTGTTTCGACAGTAGTAGGAATCATTACAAGTTTACCATCAAAAGTGTGGGATATATTATCTAAAATTCCTGCAAAGGTAAGGCAATTAGGTTCACAACTTAGAAGTGTTGGACGTGCGGCTTTTAATGCGTTATGGGATGGTATAAAAAGTGTAGGAGACTCTATACTCGGATGGGTATCTGATTTTGCAAGCTCAATAAAATCTTTTATATCTGGAATAGTAGAAGGATTTAACAGTGTTGTAGGAAGTGCTAACGATGCTAAAACAGCCGCAAAGTCTGTTAATGGTAAACATGCTAATGGTTTGGATTATGTTCCTTTTAATGGCTATATAGCAGAGCTTCATAAAGGAGAAAGAGTATTGACAGCACAGGAAAACAAAGAGTATAATGAAGGACGTAGAGGACAGGGTGGAGATACGTTTAACTTCTATAATACAAAGCCAGAGCCGTATGAGTATGCACGACAAATAAAACGGGCAAAAAAGGAACTGTTGCAAGGAGTTTAAAAAGGAGTTGACAAACAATGGTAGAAAGTGTTACAATAGTAAACAAAGAGAGTGGTGAAAAAATAGAGATTGGAACAGGTGCGAATTATGTTCTTGATTCCGTTGATTGGGATTCTCCATCAGTAACAATGCAATCATATAGAACTCCATTTCAAATAGGGAAAACATTATCTGGTGTAGTGGTCGGCACAAGAAAGCCGACCATAACCGGATATATCATTGCAGATGTTACAAAAATAAATAGTTTGGGAATGACATGGGAAGAATATAACAAAAGGCAAAAACAAGAGATAGAACAAAAGAAGAAAGAATTAAACAAACTAATATCTGTGTATCAAGACGTAACAATAAAAGCAGGAGAGTATAACCTAGATGCAAGACCAACAGGTTTTGTGAAGTATTCAACAGATATGAAAGAAAACAATGAAATCTTGTGTTTATTCAGCATAGAATTTGAATGTTTTAATCCAATGTTTTATAAGCAGAGCAAAACGATTGTACTTGCAACTACAGAAAGTAAGTTTACATTCCCTATGGTACTGACAAGCGATACAAAAGATGAATATGCAGTATTTGGAGAGATAGCAAAAAGACAAAGTATGATTGCCGAGAACGATGGCGACATTGATGTAGGTTGTACAATCATAATACAGGCAAAAGGTGGGGAAGTAAAAAATCCAAAAGTTTATAATGTGACAACTGGTGAGTACATACAATTAACAAATATGACTCTTAAAAATGGAGAGTGGCTTGTTATAACAACAGAAATAGGCGAGGAAGATGTCTTATATTATAACATATACAATGGTTCTGTAAGTTCTGCAAGACGTATTTCAAGCGTTGATGTTGGAAGTAGTTTTTTCAAAATACGAAGAGGTAGTGCGTATTATGGTTATTCTGTTAGTTCACAATATGAAAACAATGTGGATATGAGATTGACATATACAGAAAGATATGCGAATATAGAGGAAATGTGATATGATAGAAATATTAAATTATGATTTGCTGAAAGTAAACATATTAAGAAAATACACATTTTGCCAATACGAAAGATGTTTTAGAGATATCGGAGAATTTACAATCAATGCTGTTTTGGACGATGAAAACATTTATTTGTTAGATAAAACAAAACAATATTATGTATTATTTGATTCAAAGTATTTTGGAATGATTGAGAATATAGAAAAAGACAGTGATTCAGAATATGATAAAACTATAACAATTAAAGGTAGAATGGCAAATGTGTTATTTACAAAGCGAGTAATAAATGGAACACTAAATTTTAGTGGTAATTCATCACAGTATATAAATGAGCTTGTTACACAGAATCTTGTAAAAGAATCAGATAAGGAAAGATATGTAAATATTGACATACAGTATAAGGACAAACAATATTTATTTGAGCATAGCAGTAACATAAACAAACAGATAACAGGTGGCTATTTGTGGGATGAAATGCAAAAAATGTTAGAGCAAGATTCTAATGGGATTGAGTTTGTACCAGTAACTACGACACCAAAAATTTCCAGTTGGGCATTAACAATTATTGCAGGAAAGGATAGGACAAAGGGAAATTCACAAGGGTATGAGCCTGTTATATTTTCGCAATCGTTGAGTAACATTGAAAGAACAACATACAATATAAATAGTAAAGGATATACTAACTATGCATATGTTGCAGGTGAGGGCGAAGGTTCTGAACGTAAATGGATTGTACAGCGCATAAACAAAGGTGCAGGGAGAGACAATGTGACAAGCGATATTCAAAATATAGATGGTTGGAACAGAGCCGAATTGTGGGTTGATGCTAGAGATTTGCAAAGTGAAGATGAAAATGGAAATGCCATATCTGATACAGACTATGAACAACTATTGATACAGAGGGCAAACCAAAAAGCTGTTGAAAACAATTTAGAAGAAAGTTATGAAGCAACATTGACAGAGGGTGCGCCAATAAGATATAAATTAGGGAAGGACTATAATTTAGGTGATTTTGTTACGATTATAGACGATGAACTCGGAATATCTGTAAATGCGCAAGTAATAAAAGTTACAATATCGGAACAAAATGGAAGAATCATTGTGGACATAACATTTGCTTATGGCAAGATTGTTAGGGATAAAGTGCAAGAAATATCTAACAATGCAAATAAGCTTGAAGAAGTAAATAACACAGTAAAATATTTGGAGTCAAATGCAAAAGTAATAGCAAATGATAAAGTCAGTTATGGTAATAAAAAGCTACTGTGGAGTGGAACACTTAAAAAAGGGAATACTGTAAATCTCGGTAGTAATGATTGGAACAAATATGTTTTATTTGGAGCAAAAACAAGTGATGGTAATATGATGATGTTAGGATTAAGATGTGATTCTGGCACAACTGCATATATCAGTTTTTTCTGTGGTTCTGATAATGGCATAATAACTTATTTATACAAAGGCAACACGGAAATTTCAAATACAAATATATTTAAAAATGTATCCATATCCAGACATAAATACCTTGAGTATCAAGGTGATAGCGGTAATGCAATAAATGTTGACATTACAGAATTATGGGGTATAATGTAAATATAAGGAGGTAAAGATATGGCAGAGAAATATGGATTCTTTAACGCAGATAAAAACAGTGATGGAAGTTATGATAGAACATATGATGCATCCGATTTTTCACGCTTTTTCAGTAGATTGGTTGGGAATGGCGTGTTTGATGGAACTGGAACAGGACTGCAAGTTGTTGCAAAGTCTGGCAGAACAGTAACACTAAAAGCAGGTGCGGCATATATCAATGGATATTGGTATGAGCTTACAGAAGATATGGATTTTACATTGCCTGTAAATAATGGTGCTATTGTAAGGACGGATTTGATTGTGTTACAGTGGTCATCAGTAAATAGAAGCATTAGAGCAACAACAAGAACTGGTGTGTCTATAATATCAGCGAATAGAGATTCAGCAACTTATGAGCTTGTATTGGCAGATATTAAAGTTGGAGTGAGTGCTACAGAAATAACAAATGCAAACATACATGATGATAGGCAGGACAAAAACCTATGCGGAATTGTAACAGGGCTTATAGACCAGTTAGATGTGACAGAAGCGTTTAAACAAATGAATGCACAATTTAACGAGTGGTTTAATACAATCAAAGGGCAATTATCTACTGATGCCGCAGGAAATTTACAGGTACAAATTGATAATACAAACAAAAAAATCACAACAGAGGTAGACAATCTTAAAACAAAAGTAAATGGACAAACGGCAGTAATTACAAAAAATGTAGTTTGCAACGGCGGTGCTTATGATAGTTTTAAAATGTCACTACCTAGTGGATTTACGGCAGATAATTGTATGGTAATAGGCTATGCCGCAAAAATGACATCTGGAACAGGCTATTGTAAGGGATGGTGTACAGGAAGTAATGTACAAAATGCATATGGATGCAATTGTGAGCTTGATGATGATAATACGGTGTTTGTTGGCATTAACACAATTGATACATTGAGAGGTAGTATAAGTATTAAAGTTATGCTTATGAAAACGGGTAATATATCGTAATGAGCAAAGAAACAGAATTTTCGTATTTAGGCACAAATGTAGAGCAATGCTTAAAAATTATAAGGTGATAAAATGGAAGAAAAAGAGATAAAGGAATTATTGTTGGACACACAAAAAGAATATACGAGGTCTAACAAAATGAAAGACAAAATTATTATTCTTTTAATTGTTTTGATGTTTCTTGAAGCAGTTGTTGGATATTGTGGTTTTGTGTATTATGAAAGCCAATTCGATTATGTGGAAACATATGACACGACAAAAGATGTTGATATTGATACGAAAGGTGATAATGCAAATGCAGAATATAATGATGTAAACGGCAATCAGTACAATGACGATGCAATTCACAATGAAGGTGGTGAAAGTAAATAATGCCATCTAAAGCAAGCATACACGTTACAAAGTCGACAAGGGTTACAAGAACAAAAGTTTCAAAATCTGGAAAAACTAAAAGCGGAACAAAGCGTTGTCCAGTTTGCGGTAAGTATATGGGGCGTGGAAAGAATGGATAAAGCAAACAGTGAAACAAGAAAGAAATTAAGAGAGATAACAAACGTAAAAGATTTTGAAAATCTGTTAGAACAAATTATGCTATCAGAAGAGGAAAAGCAAATTCTATGGATGCATTACAAAGAAGAAAAGAGTTTGCTTTATATTGTTGATACATTAGGAATGTCAGAAACAACGATTAAAAAGAAGCATAGAAAGATTCTGATGAAGATTGGTAAAGCATTTTAGGAAGGTCATTTGACCTTCCTTTTTTATTACACTAAAATGTAACTAAATAGATACTTTTATGGGACATTGCATAATATATATGTGTTACAATGTAGTCATAGCAGAAAGGAGTGAAAGTGATGTACAATTATACACCATATGGAGTAGGAATGAGTCCATACCAACAACAGCTAACACAAAACAGAATGGAACAATTACAGGGACAATATAACAATATGTACAACCAGAATGTGATGCAAAGTCAACAACAGCAAAACATACAAATGTTAAAAGGTAGACCAGTATCTAGTTATGATGAAGCTAAAGCGGCTATGATAGATTTAGATGGTAGTATGTTTGTATTTACTGATATTGCAAACAAAAGGATATACACAAAACAAATAATGTTAGATGGTAGTGCAGAATTAAAGGTATATACATTACAGGAGCAAAACATAAAAGAGCAAAAACAAGATTCTAATTATGTTTTACAAACAGATTTTGAAGAAGCAATAAATATATTAAAAAATCAGATTCTTGAATTAAAAGGAGTGAAAGAAGATGAACAAAAACTTTAATAGCAATCCTCTTTTTCAGAGGGCACAGCAAATGGCACAGGGAAAGAGCGAACAGCAATTAGAACAAACAGCAGAGAATCTATGTAGACAGCGTGGAATCGACATGCAACAGGCACTAAAACAGTTTCAGCAATTTAAGAAAATGTTTGGTATTAAGTAGGTATAAACCATAAGGTTTATATAAATAATATTTAAGGAGGTACTTATTATGAGTATGGATGGAAATGGACTTAGTGTAGCAGATGCATTAGCACTAGGACGGGACAACGATGGTATGTTTGGAGATGGAAATGGAAGTTGGATTTTCTTCCTTTTCTTTCTTCTTGCCTGGGGTGGAAACTTTGGTAACTGGGGAGGTAATGGAATGAATGGTACAGCAAGCGCATACACCGACAGTGCAATTCAGAGAGGTTTCGATAACCAAGTAGTAATGAACAAACTGAACGGTTTAGAGAGTGGTTTATGTGATGGTTTCTATGCTGTGAATACGTCATTACTCAATGGTTTTAATGGAACACAGCAAGCCATTAACAATGTAGCAGTAGCAGGTATGCAAAACACAAACGCACTCGCAACACAGCTTTCTGATTGTTGCTGTACAACACAGAGAAGCATTGATGCAGTAAGATATGAGAACGCAAGAAACACTTGTGATATCGTAAATGCAATCAAAGCTGATGGTGATGCAACAAGAGCGTTAATGACTCAGAATGAAATCCAGAGTTTACGTGACCAGTTACAGACAGCAAACTTCCAGTTGAGCCAGCAGGCACAAAACGCTACACTGATTGCAACGTTAAGACCTACACCAATTCCGGCTTATCAAACTTGCAGTCCGTATGAAAGCGCACAGTTGTTTTCACATTATGGAACAGCTTGCAATAATGGCTGTGGATGCTAGGATACGGCTAGGAGCTTGTATTTTAAGATTTAAGAGGTTTTCCGCTTATGCGTGATGAATTTGTAGGGGCGGTGAATAACCGCCCTTATTCGTTTAATTAGAACGTTTAGAAAGGTAGGTAATATATATGCCATGTAATTTATATAACAATAACGGCTGTGGCTGTGGTGGTTGTATACATTTTGTAAAAACAAACAGTGTAACATTAGTCGATAATGTTTTAATATTAAACATACCACAGGCAACATATAGTAACAAAGAAAAGGTATGTATTTGTATTGCACAAACAATACCAGATATAACAAGTGCTGATACTGTAGCGATAACATTTGGAATAGGAACAGCGCAGTATATTCTTAGAACAAAATGCGGTAACAATGTTCATGCAGACCAGTTACGAAGCAGAAGGGTATATCATACAAATGTAGCAACAGATACAAATGCATTTGTTGTAAATCCGTGTGAATTGTGCAAGACAGGATTTAATTTTCCGACAATACCAGCGTAGGAGGTGTTAACTATGTATGAAAGAAACGGCGTAAAATATGGAGTAACAGAACAGGAACAAACAGGAACGCAAGAAGAACAGCCATGGAGCAGAAAGAACGAACAAAATATGCAAAGAACATATACAGGAATGAATGTAAACAAGCGTGAAAAAGAACAAAGTGCAGAACAGATTTATGTAGAACTTGATGAACATATGAAAAAAGCATTATGTTTTCATGAACAGCTTGCAGATTACTTTTGTTTCCTAGGATTGCAAGGTTTTAAGCGTAAGTTAGAATATCAGTATATGTGTGAGGTAGCAGAAGGAAGAAAGCTACACCATAAATATATAAACATTCACAAAAAGCTTATTCCGGTACATCAGATAGAAGTGATACAGTTTATCCCAAGGGAATGGAGTAAATACACAACAGAGGATGTAAACGACAATGTTCTACCAAAATTTGTAAAAAATGCAATAGAACAGTATAAAGAATGGGAAGAAGAAACAAAAGAGTTATATGAAGAATTGTGGCAAAAATGCATAAACATTGGCTTAATTGCGGATGCTGAATATATTAGTACACTTGTAGAAGATGTAACAAAAGAGCTTAAAAAGATAAACAGGATGCATGAACAACTTAATGGAACAGGCTACAATGCAGTAAGCATTCACGGTATGCAAGACAAATACCACGAAAAATATAAAAAGAAATACAATGAAGAGTATACAAACAAAGAAGCAAAACAAATGAAAGAACATAAAAAGAATAAGTAATATTTATATAAGCTATATATTATATATAATACTATTATAGTAATATTGTAATATATAGCTTATTTTTTATGTTTAGAAATATTTTAAAATATTTTATATAAAAGTGTTGACATTTATTTTGTATATGTTATAATATAATCATAAAAAAGGTAATACAAAAGTTTTGGAGGACAAAAGTTATGAAATATTTTAAAAACATTGAAACATTAGAGCAGTTAAGAAAAGAATACAAAAGACTTGTAAAAGAAAACCATCCAGATAACGGTGGTTCTGATGAAGCAATCAAAATTATCAATGCAGAATATGAGGAACTTTTTAAAGTCCTTAAAAACAGTGATACATCAGAAAACAAAAGTAAATATAACATGGCAGAAGATGAAATGTTAAGAAATGTTATTAACAGTATTATCAATCTGAATATTGACATAGAAATTTGTGGTTCATGGATTTGGGTAAGCGGAAATACATATGGATGTAAAACAGAATTGAAAGCAAATGGCTTTAGATGGGCGAGTAAAAAGAAAATGTGGTATTGGCATAATCCAGAAGAAGTAGTAAAAGGATATGGAAAAACAACGATGGCAGATATCAGAACAAAATATGGTTCACAGATTGTAAAAGAATCAGCAAAAAGGTTTTGTATTGCATAAAAAAATATCGAAAAGGGGCTGACAAAACAGCCCCTTGTGATATATAATATAGTTACAAGGTAAGGAAAACAAAAGTAAAGGATAAAAACAAAGATGAATGAAATAACAAAAATTGAAAAGCATTTATACAAGTACAAAAATGGAAAACAGAAAACAATGTATAGAGTATATCGCAAAGGAAATCAATTCGGATATAATAACAAATATCCATCAAGTTTAACAAAGTTGGAAAAAGAATTTTTTGATAAGTATGGTAGATATGTGATACATTTCTAAAAAAAAGTGTTGACAAACATAGAGATATAGTATATAATGCAAGTATAAACAAAGTAAACAGAAAGTTGGAGGTAAACAAAATGGTAAAATATGCAGAATTTGAAACAATCGTGTTAGCAACATATAGAAGAGGATTAGTTAGTTTTGAAGAAGCAGAAAACAAATTATATGGATATCTGAAATGTATGACAGACATAGGAGCGATAGAAGAATATAGAGCAAGTGAAGAGTTCCAAATGGCAGTAAAGAAATTGTTATATATTTCAGAAAGGAGATAAAACAAAATGAAAAAATTTACAGGGTATGAAAAGGTAGCAGTAATTGATAGGGACGGAAATACAAACCAGTAGTGTGGAACTGATAATGATGATGAAAGTAATTATTATGTTTTTAAATATTGGCATAAAGGTTCATATGAAAGAATTTATGTTAATGATTATAAGCGCAGAACACTTGGTTACATTGATTTAAAAACAGAAAAGGTTGAAACAGATTATTCTAACAATAGTGATGTAATGAGAACAATCAATTTTTTTTAGAGAATTATGAAATTGATGTTGACAACATTTAAAATATATGTTACTATAGTTACAGAAACAAAAAGTAAGCAAACAGAAAGGAAAACAAAATGATGCAAAAATATAAAGAATTTGAGAATACACAAATGGTAGCTGTGAAAAGAAGTTTAATGACATACAGTGAAGCAATGGCAAACTGTTATGGATATTTAACAGCTATGAAAGATTTTGGTTTATTAAATGAAGAACAGAAAACGCATGAGGTAAACAATATGTCTTATAGATTCTTGAATATGCAGAAAACAAGTTTACATAGATAGGAGAATGAAACATGAAGTTAAAAAATTTATTGTTAGGGACAGCACCTATTTGGCTACCAATTCCAAGTATTATAGTTATAGGATATGTTTTAAAATTTTTAAATTGGTAGGTTGACAAAACTAAATATAAATGTTATAATAAAGAAAAAACAAAAGTAAGGAGACAAAAACATGAACAGAGCAGAATTAGAAGCAATGAAGGTAGCAGAATTAAAGCAGATGTGCAGAGAAAGAAAAATGCCGCTTGAAAGTAAAGGACACAAATTTAATAAAGGAGAACTTATTGACAGACTTATGTGGTATGAAGATGATAAAAAAGATATTGACAAAAAGATTGAAGAAAGTGCAGAACCAGTAAAACAGGAAGCTGAAACAGAAGAAGAAAAGTGGGATGCGCCAGTATTACAGGAACATAAAGAAATTGAAAAACCAAAACAGGAAAAGAAGTTTGTACAGCATGAAGAAAACAGGCTTTATCCGTTGCCATTTGCAAAAACACTTGATGAAATCATTGATAAGTATTCAAAACCAAAACATGAAAGTGTTTTTGAAAATGTATTAAAGGTTGGCTCTTTCGTAGTGTTTATTCATTATGTTGAAGCAAAAGATGGAAATATATATAGAAAACTTAGAACAGCAAAAGTAACCGCTGTAAATAGAAAGAAAAAGCTTGTAAGAGCAGAAAGCTTTTTTGGCAATACATTTGAGTTGCCTTTTGAGGAGTTACTTTTTATTAAAGAAGCTGATGGCTTTTATCCAATGGATATTAACAAATACCTTAAAAATCAGAGAACAGAATATGGTAGAAAGGTTATAAGTGAAAAATATGAAAGTGAACATGAAGGAAATCAGTAAGAGTGTAAAAGCTCTTTACAATCTCCAGCAACAAAAGAAAGACTTTGACAAGTATTATAATGAAACAAGAAAAAAAGAACAGCTTGCAATTTCTAATTTCATGTTCAGTAATTTAAAAGATAATGTAAATACTTTTGATATTGGTGTTGGAGATAAAAGCATAAAAGTAACAAAAGTAAGAACAAAAAAGATTATATGGGATATAGAAAAGTTAAAACAAAGGATTCCAAAAAAACTAATAAAACAATTTGTAAATAAAACATACACAATAAACAATATGCAAGGATTGATTGAGTATTTGAAACAATGTGGAGTTGATGCTAGGAAGTTCAAAAAATTCATTGAAGTAACTGAAGAGGTTGATAATGATAAATTAAACAATCTTAGTGAACTCGGAGAAATTAAAGCAAAAGACTTAAAGGGCTGTTATGAATTACAGCTAGGAGAACCATACATTAAAATAACGGAAATGAAGCAGGATGCAGAGGAAATATAATGGAAACGATTTAGCAAGAGTTCTAATCTATTATGGACTAATCTATGAAACAGAAAGTACACAAATAAAAATTGTTTGTCCATTCCACGATGATGCAAACCCAAGTATGGTTGTAAACTTAACAGAAGGAAGTTTTTATTGTTTTGGTTGTGGAGTACAAGGAAACGCATATGATTTTGTAAAGTTTGCAAACCCAAAATTAAATGATTTACAATGTTGTGTATTACTCGAAAAAATAGTAAGAAGCAATGAAGTAAAAAACATACAAGTTAAAGTACGAAACAGAAGAAAGAAACATAGTAAAAATTCTACTCGTGAAGCATATACATATTATTATGGTTTGCATGAAACAGACTGGAATACACCTAGAACGGCAGAAGAAAAGCAAGTAGCAGAATATATGACTAAACGTGGATTTAGCGCAAGAGCATTGAATATAGGGCGTTGTAAGGCAAGCTACAGTCTGAGCTATCCAGTATTATTCCCCATATTGGATAATGGAGAATTTAGAGGGTGGGTTGGAAGAACAATGAACAAGCAGGTAGAAAAAAAACGAAAATATCTGTATAACGATGGTTTTAGAAAACGTGATACATTGTGTGGTAACTATTCTGAAAACAGCGTGGTATATATTTGTGAAGGTTTCATGGACTACTTAGCAATAAGAACAAGAGGACATATAAAAAATGTAGTTGCTATTTTAGGATGGCATATATCGGATGAACAAACAAAGAAGTTAAAAGATAAAGGCATAACAACTGTAGTTAGCGCACTTGATAACGATGAATGTGGAATAAAAGGAACAAAATACCTAGAAAGATTTTTTGAGGTAGTAAGATTTCAATATCCAGAGAATATAAAAGACTGTGGAGAAATGAATGAAAAACAAATAAAAAAATGTATAAGAGAAACGAGGAAACTGTATGAAATTAGCGGTAGAAATAGTAATAGGAATTTCACTGATACAAAAGAACACAGGAAAAGAATTTAATCTTGACAAGTGTATAAAACAGGAGTATGATGAAAATAGTGAAAAGTATAAAGAGCTTGTTGAGACATATACTGAAAGAATAGGTTTTGAAAGGACAGAAAACAAAGACAAATTCGACAAAGAACTTTTAAGTATTATCACAGCAGAATCAAAGAAAGAAGCTATAGAAACGATTGATAATATTATGAAAGTGGTAAAAGATGTATATAGAACAGGAAAGCATAGTTGGATTGAGTTCGGAGGTTATGTTCTAAATATAGAAGATTTTAGTGGTATATGCATAAACAAATTTGAGTCTAACTTTTCAAAACATTAGCAGAAAGGAACAAAAAGAAATGGGAAAAATTACATTAAGTGCAATTAAAAGCGAAATTGCAAAGAGTGGAAGTAGCAAAGGCAAGTTCATGTTTTTTAAAGAAGGAACAAAAGCACGTATTAGATTCTTAACAGATTTTGAGGATGGCATTGAAGTTGAATTTCATAACAGTTTTGAGCAGGGAATAAATGTTCCATGTCAAGAACAGTTCGGAAGGAATTGTCCATACTGTGATATGGAAAACATTAAAACAAGAAAGTTGTACGCATGGAGTGTGTACGATTATGAAAGCAAAGAAGTTAAATTACTTATGTTTGCCGCTAATAATTGCAGTCCAGTTCCTACACTTGCGGTATTGTATGAAAACAATGGGACATTATTAGATAGAGATTATACGATTATTCAAAGTGGAAAATCAACAAATAAATCATTTACAGTCGTTGGTGAAAACCCTCTCAAATTCCGTATTAAAGCAAAACCAATGTCTGATAGTGCAATTATGAAAGCAATTGATAAGGCATATCCTTCCGATAACAATGAAGATTTTGAAGAAGAGGAAAATAAATCTAAAAAGAAGAAAACAAAATCAAAACCTAAAAAAGAAACAGAAGAAGCAGAGGACGAATGGGACGAAGAAGAAGCAGAGGACTATGAAAGCATGAAGCCACAAGAACTCTATAAACTCTGTAAAGAAAGGGATATTGATTGTAAACCAAAGAAGTCAAAAGAATATTATATTGACCTTTTGGAAGAAGCGGACGAAGAAGAAAATGAAACAGATGAATGGGACGAAGAAGAAGAGGATGATTGGGAGGAATAAATAAATGTTTATAACAAGAAAAGAATTTGAAAGACAAATTAAGAAAGCAAAGGAACGTGGTGCAAAAGAAGCATACGAAAAATGTTCAGTACAAAATAGTCTTGATTCTGTTAGTCGTAATATGTATGACAATGTAGATAGAGTACATATGGAACTTGACAAGATTCTTATTCGACTTGATAAATTGGAAAACAAATTGCAAAATACAAGAAATGAAAGGAAACAATAGAATAAAGAATAATTTAGGCTTGACATTAGTCGAGCCTTTTGTTATAATATAAGTGTGGAAAAGCAAACAGAGTAGGAGTAATAAAATGAAGCATTATATAATAAGGAATGAAGATTGCAGAAAAACAATACAATATATGATTCGCAAAGGAATAAAAGTCGATTGTATAATAACGTCACCGCCATATAATACAAGTAGAAAGGTAAGAACTGAAACAGAAATAAAGGAACGAAAGTCAAAGTATAAAATGTATGATGATTCAAAACCATTTGAAGAATATGTAAAATTTATTGTATCTGTGTTAAGGAGTTGCAATGATTGTTTAAAAGAGAATGGAACAATATTGTTAAATTTGAGTTATGCAAGTTCTGTTGAGATTGGAATGATTAGCAGTAATTTAATAAGACTATTAAACAGTATAATAGAAGATACGAAACTGGAAATTGCAGATATTATATGTTGGAAGAAAAACAGTGCATTGCCGAATAATAGAAGCAAAAACAAGTGTACAAGGATATGCGAATACATTTTTGTATTGTGTAGAAAGTCAGAATACATGTCATTCAAATCAAACAAAAAGCTAACAAAAGAAATTGAAGAAAAAGGATTAAAATATTATTCAAATATTTTTAATTATTTTGAAGCAAAGAACAATGATGGCAAAAACCCATATAACAATGCTACATATAGTGTAGAAATGGTGCATAATTTATTACAGATGTATGTTGAGGATGGAGCAACAGTATATGACCCATTTGCTGGTACGTGTACAACTGCATTAGCCTGTAAACGTGAAAATAGGAAAATAGCTTGTATTTGTTCAGAAATTGATAAAGAGCAATGCGAATATGGAAAGGAGCGTTTATTGAATGGGTAATTTTTTTGATTTGCACAGGCATACAGAATACAGTCTATTCGATGGTTTTGGAAATCCAAAAGATTTAGCAAACATAGCAAAAGAATTAGGTTATAAAGCACTAGGAATCAGTGACCATGGAAGTATCAGTGGTTTGATTAAACATTATCAAGCGTGTAATGATGTAGGAATTAAACCAGTGATGGGTTGTGAAGTTTATTTCTTGCCAGATTATAACAAAAAGAATGAACAAAGTAAAAGATATTATCATTTAAATCTGTTTGTAAAGAACCTACAAGGTTATAAGAATCTATGTCACATTATGACAAAGGCAAATACAGAACAATTCCATTATAAGCCAATTGTAGATTTTAAGTTATTAGAACAATATAATGACGGATTGATATGTACTACAGCTTGCATTGCATCAGCAACTTCACAAGCTATTTTAAACGGTCATACAGCAACGGCAGGAAAGTTACTGGATAAATTTAAGTCAATTTTTAAAAATGATTTATACGTTGAAATACAGCCTTATAAGATAGATAACAAATATACACAACAGAAAGTAGATTATACATTGATGCATTTAGCAAGAGAAAGAAAGATAAAATGTATTCTAACAAGTGATAGCCATTTTGGTAGAAAAGAGGATTTCGATACATATTGTAAAATGCATGAAATAGGAAAAACAACACTTGACGTAAAGAACACATATGGAGAGCGTTATATGCCAAGTGAGTATGAGATAACAGAAAGATTTGCAAAGATGTATAAAAAGAAATTTAAAAACAGTATGCAAGTCGCAGAAATGTTTGTAGACAATATGAAAGAAATCTATAATAAGGTTGAGGACAACATTCTTGATGGTTTAGAACTTGAACTACCAAAAACAGCAAATGGAAAGAAAGAACTTTTACGACTTACAAAACAAGGTCTAAAAGATAGAGGAAAATATACAAAAGAATATATAAACAGATGTAAAGAAGAATTGGAAGTTATTAACTATCATGGTTTTGCCGATTATTTCTTGATAGTCCGTGATTATATCAATTGGGCGAAAGAACAAGGAATTGCAGTAGGAAAAGGAAGAGGTTCTGCTTGTAATTGTTTGGTAGCATATGCGGTAGGAATCACTGATGTAGATAGTATTAAGTATAAACTTGACTTTAGCCGATTTATGCGTAAGGAAAAGAAAGCCTTGCCTAAACTATATTGGGCATCATTTGTGAACGTTGCTTAACGGTGTGGATTGTAGAACAATCTGCTAACGGTGAAAGCTAAAGCCATTAAAGGTATGCTGATACCGTGCTAAATAAACACGTACAAATAAATAAGAAGGTGGTGAAATTTATGTTTAAGAAGTTGGAAATGTTTGACCATCATTTCATAGATGAATTTTATTGTTTAAAGGACGAAGTTGATTATGCCGTGGAACATTATAATGTAAAAGCGACAATGTTATCTAAATATAAATTTTATAAAAATGTACGTGTGGAAAAGTGTAACGACTAACTGGTGGTGAGTGTAACCAGAGTAGGTTTGGAGATAAGCACCTTACCGAAGCGCAAATGCCATGTATAAATACATGGGTGAGATAGTCTAAACCCCTAAAAAATATCGGGAAACCGAGGGTATTAAAATGGATATAGACACAGACTTTGAAACACCACGTAGACAAGAAGTTATTGATTATGTTATAAAAAAATATCCAAACAAAGCTATTCAAATTTGTTCCTATGGTATGTATGGCGTAGATAATCTTATAAATGACTTAGCAGGCGTATGTGGTTTGAAAACAACAAAAGAAGTAGATTATTACGAAGCTGATGAAAACAAAAAGAAAGTTGCAGAGATTAAGAGTTTTATAAAAACATTTGAACATGATGGAGAACTTGATTTACAGCAACTTAAAAAAGCAGAACAAACAAAAGAATATAATGAACAGTACGACAATATCGTAAAGCATTTTTGTAAGATGTATGGAAAGATAAGATATCTAGGAAAACACGCCGCAGGAGTAGCAGTTGTTGGAACAGATATAAGTAATTATACTTGTATCATAATGCGTGACAGAAAAACAGGAGCATTAAGTAGTTGTTTTGATAAAGATGATTTGGAACATATAAATTGCACAAAATTTGATATGTTAGGTCTTTCCACTATGGGAGAATTAAAAGAATTGGAACAACTTACAGGTCATAAAGTAACAGAAGAGGAAGAAAATGATAGTAAAGTTTTAAGGAATTTCAGAGATGAAAAAACAGAAGGAATTTTCCAGTTTGAAAAAAGCACACCAAAAAAGATTCTTAGAACAATTCATGCAGATTGCGTGGAAGATATTATTGCAGTAAACGCTTTGAATCGTCCTGCTCCTTTACAGTTAAAAATGCATGAACAGTTTGCAAAAAACAAAATGTCTGGAAAGATTGATACAAGTACACCATATTACAGATATACAAAAGAAACATATGGCACAATGTTATACCAAGAGCAAACAGTTGAGGTAGCGCAAAAGGTAGGACATTTAACAGCGCAACAGAGTTTTGATATGTTAAAGATTATGAAAAAGGAAGAAAATTTACATAAGCCAGAATACATACCAGTTATTGAACAAATGCGTAAAGACTTTTATAATGGCTGTAAGAGTGAGGGAATGAATAAAGAAGCAGCTGATAGTTTGTGGGCGAGTATGTTAATCTATGGCTTTAACAAAGGTCATTCTACCGCATATGCGCTTATCCCTATAGACCAGATGTGGTACAAGGTTTACTATCCAACAGAGTTTTGGTTTACGAAAGTTAAGTTTGCACAGAATGATGCAGAAGTATATAAGTATTCTGAGTGTGCAGTAAAAGACGGAGTTGTAGTAATGTTACCACATGTAAATTATAGTGCATTAACAAGTCTTAGAACATATGATGGAGAAAATGTAATACAGCAAGGAATAAGTACTATAAAAGGCGTAGGAGAAAAGGCGGCAGAAGCGATAGAACATGAACGTAAAAAAGGAGCATTTAAAAGCTATGATGATTTTTATGACCGGTGTAAAGGTAGAGCAGTAACAAGTAGGGTTATTGATATCTTAAAAGAACAAGGTGCGCTTGAATTTGACAAAAAGCGGTATCTATCAAGAGTAGTTAAATATAACAGCAGTTTAATGGCAAGGTGATGTTATGAATGTAAAAAACAAAAATTACTATATACGATGTCAGGGTTGTATATATTATCAAGAAATAGAGTTAAGAAAAGGAAATAAAGTTATAGCAACAGATTTGAAATGTACTTGTGAATTTGTAGAAGAAATACTAAATGATTTTTTGTATTGTGGATGCTATAAAAAATATATTGGAGGATGTGAAGAACAAATGGAAGAAAATAAAGTGATTGACAATGTAAATCATCCAAAA